TGCTAAACAACCAGAATACACTAATAAAAATATTGACGTGTTGTATAACTTTAAAAGTACTGGCAACCATATAGGTATCAAGCCTACTGAAGTTTGGGCTGTATTCTTTCACAAACACATACAAGCCATTTTAAGTCATTCTAATAATCCAGATATGCCTCAAGCAGAACCAATAGAAAGTAGATATGCAGATGCTATAAACTATTTATTCCTGGGTTATGCCTTAATGAATGATAGACCTAAAAAAGACATAATATCAGGAACTGAATGATACTAGAAGAATTATCTAAACGCAATAAAGAATGGTTAAAAATTGCACTTTCTATTTGCAAAGATGAATCGCTAGCTAAAGAATTAGTTCAGGAGATGTATTTAAGATTGAATAAATACATTGATAATATAGATCGTATAACAGTTGATGGCAAAATTAGTTCCCTATATATATATGTGACAATCAGAAACTTATATTACAAATATCAGAATAAGAGAAAAAATAACATAATCTTTCAATATAAAGATTATGATTCTTTTGATGATGGAATAAATATAAATGATAATTTTAAATCTTCTATAGAGGCAGATGTAGAATTATCTAATATGGAAGAAGCACATAGAAAAATTATGGACAAGATATTAAAAGAGGTTTCTACCTGGTATTGGTATGATGAAAAGTTATTTAAACTTTACTTCTTTACAGATAAAAGCTTAAGAAACATAGCTTCTGAAACTAAGATATCTTTGACAAGTATATATAATTCTTGTAAGAACTATAAACAAATACTCATCGAAAAGTTTGGTGAGGATGTAACAGACTTTTTTAATAAAGATTATTATCAAATAAAATGAAAGAACCAAAAGACAAAAGAACCAAGGCATACAAAGAATGGAAAAAGAACTTTGATGCCGTAAACGAAAACAAGTCTGAAGGACTTGGAGACACTATTGAAAAGATTACTGAAGCTACAGGAATCAAAAAAGCAGTTAAGTTTTTAGCTGGAGAAGATTGCGGGTGTGACGAAAGAAAGAAAATCCTTAACGATATGTTTAGATATAATAAGCCTTTATGTCTAAACGAAGAAGAGTATAATTTCTTAACTGACGTGTTTACTACTAAAGGAAGTATTATATCTGCTAGTAGAGTTGTTAGATGTATTAATATATTTAATAGAATATTTAATGCAAAACAAAAAGCAACGAGTTGCAGCTCGTGCTTTGTGTCTAATGTTTATAATCCACTCAAAAAGGTTTATGAAGCCTATAAATAAAGAGGAGGATTTATTTAAGTATTTAAAATTGACTGTTTATCCGGACTTAGTTAAAGCAAGGGGTAAAATGTCTAAATGGGATTGTTATTCTGTAGACAAAGCTCATAGAATAGAATTGAAATGCAGAAAGACTCATTACGATACTTTACTTATTGAGAAAAAGAAATTTGATGCAATGATTGAAGTTTGTGATAAATATCTCGATATTCCTTACTATATTTGTAGTACACCAAAAGGGATATATTCTTTTAATTTATATGAAGTATATCCTGAGTGGGAAATAAACTATAAAAATCCTGCCACTACTCAATTTAGTAATAGGGGAAGGATTTCAAAAGAAGTTGCTTATTTAAGCATAAATGATGCCAAATGGATACAATAAAACTACTTGACGGATCAGAATGGAATGTTAAGGAGATCTTAGAAAAGATGGAAGATAATAACTTCTATTATGGCTTTCTAGGAAAAAACACTTTATCTTCTTCTGTAGCTAAAAAACTTATGGTAAGTGCAGATGATTATATAGAAGATATAAGTAATCCAAAAGATTCAGATATAAAGCCGTTTAGGGATGGACGATTGATTCACGTTTCAATACTTGAAAGCGATAAAATAAATGATTATTATGATTTTGTTGATGTTGCATCTAGAAGAAACAAAGAGTTTAAACTAGCTAAAGAGAACTCAAAAGGTAAGGAAGTTATGCTTGAAAAAGAAAGGATCTGGGCAGATGGATTAAAAGAAGTTGTTTTAGAAGATCCTGAAATAAAAGAATACATAACAAAAGGAGAATGTGAGAAGTCTGGAATAGGATATATAATGGGCCTGCCTTTCAGAGGCAAGGCCGATTGTTTATATGAAGATAAAATAATTGATCTAAAAACTACTTCAGATATTGATAATTGGGAATATAATAGTTATTTTTATGGCTATGATATACAAAGTTATATTTACACACAATTGTTTAACAAGGATGAGTTCGTCTTTGTAATCATAGATAAAAGGAATAATAAACTAAAAACATATAAAGCGCCAAATGATTTTATCAATTCAGGAAAGAGAAAACTTAGAAGAGCAGTTGAGAATTATATCGAACACTTTGGATTTTAAAAGTTCTGTTAGTTTACTTTATTTTAATTTAACAGTAGATGATTTTATGGCCGGAGCTTCGCTTAGGCAAATACAATCTAGTTTAAAGTTCTACGAAGAATTAGAATTATACGACGAATGTCAGGGAATATTTATGGCAATTAAATATTATAAAATAATAATGAGAACCTTTATGAATAAAAGATATGAAGATTAAAGAAGTAAGAAGTTTTATAGAAGACAAAACTCAATTAGATATAGGTAAGAAATCAAGAAGAAGAGAATATGTATATGCAAGAGCTATGTTCTTTTATTTATCCAGAAAGTATGCTAACGCAACTTATTACGCTATGGCAAAAGAAGTTAAGTGTAATCACGCAAGTGTAATCTATTCTATAACACATACTATTCCTGTAATATTTAGAGAAGAACCTAAATTAAAACAGATATGCAATCACTTTGTTTCTTTATTTACAGAAGAGATAGTATCAGATACTAAGACTAAAGCAGATATAATATCTGAAAACATAGATCTTAAAATAAGATTATCTAGATACCAGGATGCTGAAACTAAAGGTGGTAAGCTTAAGATTGTCCAAAATACAATAGACTCTAAATTCGCTAAATTAATAGAGCAGACTCCTGAAGATAAATTAGAAGATTTATATATCTCAATGGAAGCAAAAGTCAAAATGTTAAATACTCAATGGAAAGATAAGATAACTGTATATTCAAGCTACGAAACAGTTAATGGTTATTAATGTCCAGGAAAAGAAAAATAAAAAAAAGAGTTGTCTATGATCCTAAAATAATAAGCTGGTGTATTAATAAAGGATATAAACTCTATCCAGTTCCTGAAGGAAAAGAATACAGGATAGTTTTAGAATATAAAGGAATGAAAAAGAAATCAGATCTTTTATATAATAAAAAGAAATGGAGCGAAAGAATATGGGAAGTGTATGGATTAATATATGATAAAGAATGCCTAGGAAAAAAGTAGAAAGAAAATATATGAAGAAGACCGATGGTCGAAAGAACAACGGTCAAAAGAAAGGAGATGCCGTTCTTAGAAGAACTATGGCTACTCCTGCTAATATAAATAAAGCAAAGAAGAATAGATCTAAAATGCTTGCTACTGGTGCTATTAAAGAGGTTTATGGATCTGAAGAAGCTTTCTGGGTTATGGTAGCAGAAAATGCTAAAGACTCCCAATTCGACAGGAAAATGATCTTAGAATACATATATGGTAAGGCTAGAGATAATGTAGATGCTTCTGCTGGAAATGATAAGGTAGACATCTCTATTATGAATTTCTTTCAGGGAACACCAAAGATAGAAGATAACACAATTGATATAGAATCAGAAGATGAAGACACCGAAGCTTAATCATAAATACCAGGCCTTTGGAAATGATTCAAGATACTTTATAGTAACAGGAGGAAGAGGATCCGGTAAATCATTTGCAGCTAACGTATTCCTATTACTATTAACTTATGAAAGAGGACATAAGATTCTGTTTACTAGATATACAATGGTATCCGCAGCTTCATCTATTATTCCAGAATTTATAGAGAAGTTAGAGATAATGGGTGTGGTCGAGGACTTTAGAATAACTAAAGACGAGATCACAAATATTAAAACAGGATCTAGTATCTTGTTCAAAGGTATTAGAACAGCATCAGGAAATCAAACAGCAGCTCTTAAATCATTAAATGGTATTACTACATTTGTTTTAGATGAAGCAGAAGAATTAACAAATGAAGATGACTTTGATAAAATAGATCAGTCTGTTAGGGTTAAGAACAAACAGAATAGATGTATGCTTATATTAAATCCCACTACTAAAGAACATTGGATCTACAATAGGTTTTATGAAAACAGAGATATACCAGATGGTTATAATGGAATGAAGAATAGTATTACTTATATACATACTACTTATAAAGATAATGTAGATAACTTATCTATATCATTCTTAAATCAATTACAAGACATAAGAAGAAGAAGACCAGAAAAATATACTCATCAGATTCTTGGAGGCTGGTTAGAAAAACAGGAAGGTGTTATATTTAGTAATTGGAGAATAGGAGACTTTAATGAAAACTATGATATATATTATGGGCAAGACTTTGGATTCTCTATAGATCCAACAGTCTTGACTAAATTAAGTATAGATAGAAGAGGTAGAAGAATATATTGTAAAGTAATGTATTGTAAGCCTGGACTTTCTACAACACAGATAGCAGACTTTAATATAAGATATGCAGGCCCGCATTTAATTATATGTGATTCAGCTGAACCTAGGCTTATAAACGAGGTTAAACTTAAAGGAGTTAACATCAGACCTACAATAAAAAGAAAAGGATCCATATTATCTGGTATCGCTCTTCTTCAAGACTTTGATTTAATTATAGATCCTGATTCAACAGAATTAGTTAAAGAATTAAATAATTATGTTTGGGCCACCAAAGGCCAAACAAAACCAGTTGATCGCTGGAATCATTGCATTGACTCAATACGCTACGCAGCTCAATACGCTTTAGAAGGATTCTCTAAAGGAAGTTATTCTATTCGTTAAACGCAATAGGCTTAGACTCTTAAACGCAGTAGGGTTAAGATCTTAGTTAACTTCGTTACCTTTGGGATCGATAACCTTATAGTTGTTCTCTTTTAAAAGTTTTACTGCATCATCTAATTTCTTTTGAGTTTTCCTAAAGTGATCAAATATTTGGTTTTCGAATGCGTTACTTTTTATGTACATATCTATTAATTTTATTAAGTTTACTTCTTAAACATAGTAGGGTTGCTCTTAAACATAGTAGGGTTTAGTTCTTAAACGCAGTAGGTTTCCCGCTGAACTCAGTAGGTTCTTAGATCCATCTCTGGAACTCTCTCTGTTGTCTCGAAGTAGATCTCTGTTCATACTTCAAAGTTAAGAAAATTTTAACATATTCTTAACATTAATTTAACATTAGACAAAAAAATAGTTTGTAGTATTGTATCAAACATTAAAAATAATTATATGAAAAAAGTTGAAAAGTTTATCGAAGAGACTTCTAACGGGAAGATCTTCAGCGCAACATTCGTAAAAAAGAATGGTAACATCAGGACTATTCATTGTCGCAGAGGCGTCAAGAAAGGTTTGACTGGTAAAGGTATGGCTTATGATCCTGGATCTAGAGGCCTACTAGTTGTCTATGATTTATCTAAAAAGAATTATCGTATGATAAATTTAGCTAAATTAATTGAAGCTAAAGTTAATGGTTTAATTTATAAATTTATTTAATATGCAAGAACCTTATAAAAAAGTGATAGAGTTCTATAAGAACTCATCACCTAAACAACATCAATACTTTTTAAATTTGATTAGTGATCAAATGACATTCTTTAATCAAGACACTAAAGAGCAGTTTGATGTAGACAATGATTACCTAATAGAATTTAATGGCATATTTCATCAGTTAAATTTAAAAGGTAGTTACGACAGCACTTTTGTAAAAGATCCCAGTATTGAGGCTCTAATCGATTATGAAAGGCAATCTGTTGGTTATGCTGAGTCAGATGCTAATAGTGATGAAGATATTCTGGCAAAATTAATCTCTAAACATTGTGAATGGAACGGAGCTTTCATTTATAGATTAGCAAGAGAATGTTTTACGGAATGTAATCATCATACTTTTAACAAAGCTTTCAAGAAGCTTTGGGAAAAGGAAATATTAAAAACAGATCACATAAATAAAAAAGATAAAGATGAAAGCAATAATAAATAAAATTAAACAATACAATCGCAAGTCAATGCGAAATGTTAAGAACACTAGAGAAGAAATTGACAATGATATTAAGATTGAAGTTATTTCCTCCTGGACTATTAAAGGCGATTCTAAAGAACATAGCGACACTTTAGCGAGCTTAGAAATATACGGCTGGACTATTACATCAGAAGAGTTAGAAGTACTCGTAGAATCTCTTAAATGCGTTTATTCAAATCATCCTGATGGAGAGATCAAAATGCAAGTCACACATAATCACGAATCCTTAAATTGTTAATATGATAAAGTGTAATAAATGTTCGTCAGAAATTGTAAAGAAAGGCGGAGTCTTTTTCTGTTACAGTTGTAGAGGTTATAAAATGTCCTATGAGACATATAAGTTTAATTCCTTAATAAATGGTTATGAAAAAAAATAAAGTAAAAGTTATTAAAACAATAAGGCCAATGAGAGTCTGGTTCAAAAGCTTCTGGACTTTAATGAATGACATATTCAATCCAAAAGCATCAACACATAAATGGACCAGATATCCAATGTATGCTAAAGATCAAAAAGAAAAAGATCTTATAATAGCTTGCAAAGTAGAAACGTTAAATCAAAATATAAAAATTAAATATGACATATAGTGAAGACATCCAGAGAATTGAATCTCAACACCTGAGATCAATTCTCAATAAGCAAGCAGATACAATAGACGAATTAAGAATAGAAGTTATTACACTTCATTCAAGAATAGAAGTATTGTTAGCAAAAATAGAAGTCCTGGAACAAAAAGTTGAACAGGATATAATTAATAATAAATTAAATTAAATAAAGTTATGAGTAAAAGTAAGCACACCTATGTGCATAGTATTGACGGGATCCACGGATCCGATGGAGAGATTTACGTTAGTTATGCAAACGATAAAGAATTAACAATAGAATCTGAAAGCCTTTGGTTTTTTCTACCGGATTTAATTAAGATAGCAATAGAACAAAAGAAAGTAAGTAATGAGATCCAGAACTTACATATTGAATCGGCTGTAAAATTATTAAAGGATACACTTGATAATAATTCTTAAACGCAATAGGGTTGCCAACTTCATTAAACGCAATGGGGTTGGCAATTTCTTAAACGCAGTGGGGTTTCTTTCTTAAACGCAGTGGGCTTGCCCCTCCAAAATCAAATGTTAAAATTCTGTTAAAATTTTGGTGGATCAAAATATTTTTTGTATTGGTAAATTTTAGGGGCCGTTTCATTTGCGCAATTTAGAAACGTTTTAATTTATTTGGATAGCGTCAAATGTTAACAATTCGTTAACATTAGCAAACTAATTTTTAATATATATTTGTAATTCACTTTAAAAAAATAAATATGTCTAATTTTCAAAACACATTAAAAGAAACGTTGAAACACGTTGAAGGTTTCCGAGTTCCTAAAAAATTATTAAGTCAGGGAATGACAAACGCTAAAACAAAAAAGAATAAGTTAAAAACTTTTATTCTTTATTTGGCCCCCTATAATCAAAATAGTAAAAGAATTAACATTTGCCCGCACGCTTCC